GATTGGGTGTTCTTTAACGCTTGCGTCAATTGTGGGATAGGAAGGGCACAGAAGATATACAATCAATCTGGAAAAGATGCTTCTAAATTTCTATCCTTACAGGATTCATTTTATGAATCTCTTGCAGAGTCAAAGCCAATCACAAAGAAGTATTTAAAAGGATGGTTAGCCAGGACAGAGGATTTAAGAAAAGTTTGTAATCTCTCTTGATTCTCTCCTGCTCCGCAGGGGATTGTACCCATGACGAAAAGTGCGTCAAGCAAATAATTTATAGTAAGTTTAGGGAGTTTATGAAGTTTACAAAAGCTTGACAGAGAGTAATCTGTTAATAAAACCGCTACATATTTTTAACACTACCATCTTTGGATGGTAATTGCCATCCACCACTTTTGTGTAGTAATGCACTCTACATAGAGCGAGTGTAGTGAGCGTGCTACATATATCCAAATTGTGTAGCAGATCGTAGACATCTCTCAAATGTTGTCGTTTATAAACAAGTAAATCTGATCAACAAACAATTTTGTTGTTTCAACTTTTACATCAAACGCCCAACACCTGATTATTCACCGCATTATACCCGATTAGGCATCATGTCGATGAATACTTGTTTTCTATACATGAGCGTATGGATATGTATAGATCGTGAACATATTCTTTACTTAAAGCGGAGAAAAATAAATTTCACACTATATCAAAATATTTTCTTGCCTTGATTATAGTCCATGCCTATTCCTCATTTCGTCAGCAATAACCAACAACCAAAATGGCAACAACCAAAACAAAGAAAACCCCAGTAGTTAAAAACACCAAGAAGCCTTGCGCTCTTGAGAGTCGTATCAACGTGATGCAGATCAATCAAACCCATCTTGGAATTGCTCAGACTGAGCTTCAAGAGTGCGTGGACACATACGCCACCTGGAGCAGCAATGCTATCTGGATTGGCCTTTCTGCCGCCGCAGTGGGAATCATCAACAGCCTTCTCATCATATCCCTCTTCCTCCGCAAATGAGCAAGAAAGAAGAATACTCCGATCAAGAGAAGAATGACCTTCTCATCTCCACGCTATCCGCAATCCGTGATAGTCTTGATGAACTCATCTCATACATTGATGACATAGCAGAAGAAGTGGAATAACCAACCAACCTAAAACACATGGAAAACACAACTCAATTAGAATACTCCGCATCGCTTGCAACCGCACTTGTTGCGGCAATCGGAGAGCTACAGAACGTAGCTAAAACAGCCAACAATCCGTATTTCAAGAGCAAGTATGCTCCTCTGGATGCCATTGTTGATGCAACTCGCCCGGTATTAGCAAAGCATGGATTAGCCATTCAGCAGATGCCAATCTTTGAGGATGGTAAGGCTGGAGTAAAAACCACCATCATTCACAAGTCAGGCTTTTCCACCTCATCCACGCTTCTACTTCCTCTCAAGGACATGAGTCCACAGGGAGTGGGCGGGGCCATCACTTACGCTCGACGTTATGCTCTTGCGGCTGTTTGTGGTCTAGCCACAGAAGATGACTTGGATGGCAACGAGCATCTTGAGAACAAACCAAAGGAAGCGCCTCGATCTGCCATTGCAAAAGCAATTGACAAATCGCCAACCATCAAAACATCCGGTGCGGCCTCATCCACCCTAACGAATGTTCTTCCAACCAAGGCCACGGTTGCTGCAAAGAGCAAGGAAGGAGCTTCAAAGGTTTGGACTCTTTATAGCGTGGAGTTCAACAACAATGGCAAGCTTGTGGAAGCCCTCACATTTGATGAGAAGCTATTCACCTTGGCGACAGAGCTTGGAAAGTCCGGTACTCTAGTAAATGCCGGCATCTCTCCAGGGAAGAAAGACCCTACCAAGTGGGAATTGATTTCGCTTGAAGCTTCCGAATAGCCATGAAGAAAAAACCTATTTTTCATATAGGGAAAAAATATGAACGCTTCCTTGCAGTATCTTGCAGCCACGGAAAGTACGCAGATCCAACTGCTATTGATGCGGTTCTCAAGATGCGAGACAAGTGGAAGCCTGAGATTGTCGTGCATCTGGGAGATTGGTGCGACACAACTGCGTTTAGGTCAGGTGCATCTGGAAGTTCAGACGAATCAGAGCCTGTCGCCCCGGACATTGATGGAGGAATTGAATTCCTTAGAAAGTATCGACCAACTCATGTGTTGGACGGAAATCATGAGGATCGAATACCCAGATTGCTCAATCACCCTAACGCCCTCGTATCATACGCCGCAAACAAAGCCTCGGAATATATTGACAACGCTTTCCTCAAGATTGGTTGCCGCCGTATTCCGTATAACGGAGTTTTTCAGACTTATGTGGTCGGTGATGTGACCTTCACTCATGGAACCATTTATAATGAAAACTCTGCTAGAGACATGGCTGAAATGTATGGAGGAAAGGTAATCTTTGGACACACTCACCGATCATCTATGGGAGAAGGAAGAACCCTCAAGGAATCCACCGGATATTGTGCAGGAACCCTTACCAGAAGGGGTGGAATGGATTATTCCAAATCCAGAAGGGCTACGCTGGGATGGAGACAAGGGATGGTGTATGGAGAGATAGGAGCTAAAGATTCTGCCGTCTGGCTCATTACCAGGGGCGAGTTTAACGAAGAGTGGAGGTTGCCGCTATGAACATTAACGATGTTTTTGCGGCAGATGTAATTAAGTCCATTCAGATTAAAGGCAATCCTCCAGATAAAATTGAAGAAGGATATTTTAACGAAACGGAATGGGCTGAAAAACTTAAAATGATCAAAACTACTTTAAGGCCAAAACTTAAAATTGCTGCACAGCAAGGAAACTTCCACTTAAAAAAGTTTAGGGTTAGAAACGGAAACAACATCAAAGCAATCAATTATTTCAAATTTATCAAATGACACTAGAAAATCAACCAAAGCACATCCAAAACGAATACTACGTTGAGCAAGACTATGCAAAACTTGCCGGCCCTTATGACACAAGTATCAAGCGCCACAATCGATACCTTGCAGCCGTTGTGGAAGATATGGAACGAGGAAACATTGACTATCGGATTGTTGATGATTACCTGGGGAGGAAGTACGTTGAGAGGAAGGGCATGATCTTACCAAAACGATGAATGATCCTGTAAATAGTCCCAAACACTATACAAACTCTCCATCTGGAATTGAGCTAGTGGATGTGATTGCCCATCTCAATTATTGCAGATCCAATGCCATCAAATACATTTTTAGGGCTGGGTGCAAAGATCCTGCAAAGGAAATGGAAGACCTTAAAAAAGCCCAATGGTGCATTAATAAAGAGATCTCCATGCTTGAGCAAGGACGCATACTAAGACAACCATGACGCAAGAACAACAACTTCTCGTTGCCATAATTGCTTGCGTAGCATTCACTTACTTCATGCTATCTCAAAGACGATGAGCGCATTTACCAAAGTAGGAGAAATTAAAATATATGGAGACACATGGGAATATGGATGGGGGTATTGCGGGAAAACCCCCAACGGCCCTGCCATTGGCAAGTGCTACTACCATCTCAAGAGAATTGCGATTAACAAGCAATATCACAAACATTGCCCACTTTCAGACGTATTGGCACATGAGATCCTCCACGCCTACCTTCCCATCGCAAAAGAAGAGTTCGTTGAGGAATTCGGCTTTAATGTGGGACAAGCTCAAAAACAAATGGAATACAATGTCGCTCCCGGACATGGGGGATGATGACGAGTGGGACGAAGAAGAGGAAATATATAAATGAAATTCACAGACAAGCAATTTGACGAGTGGTACGACACCGAAGGAATTAGATTCTATTCTCAGAATCATGGGAATGCAGATGGTCACTATGACTATATGAAGAAAGCCTACTTGGACGGCTTTTATGCTGGACTTAATTCTGCCACTCAGATATTAAACGAAATCACTAATGACGATACGCCTCCAGTTGCTTAATGGTAATAGCGTCCCTCCTGGGATGTTTCGCTACACAGTTCCCGAAACTGGAGCCAAGTTTGGCAGTCAGCATACAATGGATGGCATTTTGGGGCTTGTTGCTGCCCACTACCGGGATAACAACATTCCAATTCCTGCTGATTTGAAGGAGAGAATTGAAGATCAGATGTGTCAGACGTTACCGGAGGGCAATTGTCAATACACAGATGGAACTCCATATAAGGGCTATCAGAGTGCCCTCACAATGGAAAACCTCATGAAGGGAATTAGTTCCTTGGCTTACATGATGAAGGAATCCATTCTGGGTAATGATGTGTTTGTTAGGCAGGAGGAGGCCGATCAAAGGGCTTTAATCTGCACTCGATGCTACCTAAATATGGGCAATGGAGTGTGTATGGGGTGCGGTGCTATGAAAGCTGTAACTGACTTGGCATCAAATGTTAAGGGTGGCCGTACTACTAAATACGACTCTCAGCTTCAGAACTGCGGAGTTTGCGGCTGCCGAAATGACGCAATTGTCCATGTCAATAGAAAAGTATTGCTTTCAAACGAAAAACCAGAGACAACAGAAGATCGCCCATCTTGGTGTTGGGTTAAAAATCCAGACCTTAACCAAGCACAAGCCAATTTAACCACATGATTACATTCGGACTTCAAGACCTAGATGACGATAACAAGCCTGTAAAAACTAGGATTGAGGATGCTGGCTCTGCTCGTTCCATGCTCTATGAGCTGATTGATGACGATCAGATCGCTTCTTATCGCCGGGCGCAGATCCAAGGCATCATTGATGGCAACCCCCCTTATAATGACCAGCAATTGCGTGAGGCCGGTCAGGGAGATCGAATTAATGTGAATTGGGGACACGCTGAAGCCAAAGTAGAATCCGCAGTTATTCCTTATTTTGACATCCTAACATCTGTTCCTTTTTATGCTAATTGTAAGACAAAGTACGGCAAGGACATGGGAAAGAGAGAGGAATGGAGTCGGATTATCACGGAAGAGTTCCACAGGCTTCTTGCAGGATCTAATCCTAATTTCCTAGCCCAGCATCAAGTTTGCCATAAGGAGCTTGTTATTCATGGACAGGCTTGTATGTATTTCCCAGACCAA